GAAGCAGTACATATGCCAACCAACAGCTCAGACATTCTGGAGCTAGCAGATGGCTTCGATACCGCTGGAAACTGGAGCATTCAAGACTGATGGCGACAACATTTCCCAGCATTGCACCAACAAGACGCAGCTTTATTGCACCAACATGGCCCACTAAAACGCAAACTTCTCAATCCGGCGTGATCACCCGCAGGCTCTGGGGCAGCAGGCCGAGTAGTGCAAAACTTAGCTTGACATTTGGCAACGTCAACGACACCAACACAGCAGCAATCCTTAGCGCATACAACAGCGCAAAAGGTTCAGTCGATAGTCTGACTTTGCCGACGCAGATATTTGCTGGAGCGGATGCGACCTTGGAAAGCTGGCTGAATGCCAGTGCAACAGGGGCCGGTTTGCTGTGGTCTTTTAGCGAAGGGTCGTCGCCACAAGTTGAAAGCGTCGCCCCTGGGCGTTCCAATGTGACTGTTGAATTGACGGCAGAGCTTAGAATGAGCTAACAGGATTACAAAATGGCAGTCACCAGCACAACAGGCAACTTTGCGATCACTGGGCTCGACTCGACGGTTGTGGTTCGTGACGCAAGCATTGATATTTCACGCGACACACTGGAGACCACAAACTTAGGTGAATCAAGCAGGGTGTACGCAACGGGGTTGCGTGGTGCATCGGGTAGTGCAACTTTGCTTTATGAAAACAGTCTGCTTGATGATGTCTACGCCAAAATAAATACTGATTCGCAAGGTAGCATCACCGCAACGCTGACCCTGACCACGGGCAAGACGATTTCAGGCAGTGTGTTGATTACCAATGTCGGTTCAACCGTGACTGTGGGTGACGTTACAAGCACAAATGTTGCATTTACGTTTACTGGTGACCTAACTATCTCCTCGACGTAATGGCAGTCCTCGGCACATTCGGCAAAGTTGTATTCAACCGTTCCGCACCTACGCCCGTTGCGGTTGATATTACTGCGCTCAATCAAGACAAAAATATTATTTCGCTGACGACAACAGGCTTCCGCAGTGGTGACCTGGTTGAGGTTGCCAGCATTGATAACTGGCCAAATGTAGATCTTGCTGATCCGCCATTAGTGCCGAGCTATGCGGATGTTTTTGACTATCCAGATTATCCTGAACTTGTTGGCTATAGCACTGCATATCCGTCGGAGTTGCTGAGGCCATATCGGTGGTTGGCAACTGAATACAACGATGCTTTGACTACGGAGAGTGGTGATATTATCGCTGTGCAATCGGCGGATGAAGACGCAACGCCATACCGCAATCGGTTGTACGTGCATGTAGACGTACTAAATCGTCTTTCGTTCTATCGCACTCGTGCAGCGGCGCTGGCTGGCGCGAACGACGTAACACGCGAGGGCATTGATCAATCTGACTTTACGCTGGACCCGACAGTTCCAATTGAACTGCGTTTGGTTAATGAGTGGAAGCTAGAGGCGTGCTTGCAAGGATGGAATTTAAGTTTAAATTCAAATGAAATCGACACCACTGGTCTTGGTGACAAGTTTTTTGATGGCGTTAAATCACTAATACAAGGCGGTGGTTCGTTCGATTTTTTGGTTGAACGCGAAGCAAACGACACTCGTGACACAGCAATTATTAATCAAAGCCAATACGCAAATGCTCGCTGCTTTGTTGAAGTAGACCAAAACATAACTTACAGCGATGCGGATATTGTTGGCACTGCTGGCAGTATTGCGGACTACGGCCCGAACTACAACGACGCAAGCTTGGATCCGGGCGTGACCGCCTATGACAACGCAGATATTACGCCACGCAACGCAATTGCGGTTTGGTCAGCTCAAGCGCTGGCAACTGTTGGCACCAGTAATTTGTTGCGCTTGCTTTTGAATACTAATGAACAGTCTGAAGCTGAAGCTCAATTCTGGATGATTGACAGCGATGTATTGAATCGCGATAGGTTGGAGCCCGGTGATCTGTACTACAAAGCTCAAGTGATGTTGACGAGCAGTGCTGTCAGTGTTAGGGCGGCAGACGTTATCACTGGTTCAGCCAGCTTCGTCACTGTGCGAGACGTACAGTTGTATGAAGGTTAGACTGTCTCTATATAGCGGCTGCACTATTAGCGCATGGCTAACGTCAAGATTTCCCAGCTAACGCCTCTTACCACGCCTGCTGCTGCCGACCTCGTGCCAGTAACAGATAGTAGCGCAAGTCAAACAAAACGCACCACTGTTGGCGAGATCGTCGGGATTATTAACGGTGATGTTGATGTGGCCGATGATGGAGCCGCAACCATCAGTGAACTACCAGTCTATAAATTGCAGGATGGCGATGCCCGCCAATTGCTGCAAACCGATGCCGCTGGCCTTGGTGTCGAATGGACCAGCGACGTAAATGTACCGGGAACGCTTGACGTAATTGGCGAAGCCACCCTTAGCAGTGCTGCCGTTTCTGACCTAACAGATAATCGGGTTGTCATTGCTGGCGTTAGCGGTGAACTGGAAGACAGCCCCAACTTGACATTTAGCGGCACCGAGCTAGGCATCACTGGAACGCTCGACGTTAGTAGTGATTGCACAATCGGTGGCGATCTGACTGTTGAAGGAACGACAACAACAATTGAATCTCAAACGATAACAATTAAAGACAAAAATATCGAGCTAGGTGTTGTTCCATCGCCAACTAATGCCACTGCCGACGGTGGTGGAATCACGCTCAAGGGTTCTACTGACAAAACGATTAACTGGATTGATAGCACTGATGCGTGGACACTTAGCGAGCATGTAAATATCGCTAGCGCCAAAGAATATCGGATTGATGGCACGAAAGTTCTAGACGCAACAAGTCTTGGCGGGGCTGTTGTTTCTTCTAGCTTGACGAGCGTTGGAACAATCGGGACTGGGGTTTGGAACGGTACTGCAATTGCAACGGCTTACATTGCTGACAGTGCAGTCACTAGCGCTAAGATTGCTGACGGCGCAATTGTCAATGCAGACATCAACGCATCAGCGGCTATTGCTGACACAAAGCTAGCCGCCATTTCGACCGGTGGAAAAGTTAGCAACAGCGCAACTACTGCAACAGCTGTAAACACGGCAAGCGCAATTGTTGCTCGTGACGGTTCGGGCAACTTTGCAGCTGGAACGGTTACGGCAGCTTTAACCGGCAATGCTTCAACAGCGACCGCGCTTGAGACAGCTAGAAACATTGGCGGCGTTTCGTTTGATGGAACGGCAAGTATTAATTTGCCTGGCGTGAACGCTGCTGGCAATCAAGATACCAGTGGAAACGCGGCTACATCTACAGCTCTCAGTTCAGCTCGTAACTTTGCTGTCACAGGCGATGTAACTGGTACGGTTAGCAGCGATCTAACCGGTGGCGCAAGTATTGCCACGTCGATCGCATCAGATGTCATTGTCAATGCAGACGTAAATGCTTCTGCGGCAATTGCTGGCACGAAGATCGATCCAGATTTCGGCAGCCAAGCTGTTACCACCACCGGCCTGATTTCTGCCAACGGGAAGGTTAGCTTCCCGCCTGGGACGGCTGCCCTGCCATCGCTATATCCAGGGTCTGATACCAGCACTGGCATTTATTCCCCAGGCACAGACCAAGTAGGCATCAGCACCAATGGAGTTGCGAGGTTAATTACCGATGACTCGGGAAATGTCCTTATAGGAGTAGCGGTTCCTTATACAAGTGGTGCGTATCTGCACGTACCCGTAGCAGGTTCCAGCAGAGGGGCTTGGGCAAGCAGTTCAGGCAGCTCCAGTTCAAGAAAACATATGAGGTTTGAGAACCCCAATGGTGAAGTCGGGTCAATTTCTACCAGTGGGACTGCTACCAGCTTTACAACTTCTTCTGATTACCGGCTGAAAGAAAATATTGTTCCACTGACTGACGCCGCAGATCGCGTCAACCAGCTCCGAGTTCACCGCTTCAACTTCCTCGCGGATCCTGACACCGTAGTTGACGGTTTCTTGGCCCACGAAGCGCAAGCAATCGTCCCTGAGTGCGTCACTGGCACAAAGGATGAGGTTGATGAAAACGGCAACCCCGTCTATCAAGGGATCGACCAATCCAAACTTGTCCCACTGCTAACGGCTGCACTCCAGAATGCAATTGGAGAGATTGAAACTGTTAAACAGCGTCTCACTGATGCTGGTATTGCCTAGACATCGTAGTCTTACTCACTACATGCCTAGCGGCGCTTCAGTCGCAAATCGATGAACAACGCGCACCAGCCAAAACCGTCGGGGCCTTTGAACTGATTGCTGTCAAAAGAAGTAGACTTAATGGAAGGTTAGCCTTGATCAACGGCACTAGATTGTTATGACGCTGAAAATTACCCATAAACACAGCACTACAGCTGGCACCCCTCCTGTAGCGGGTGACATTGATGTAGGCGAACTAGCGATCAACGCAGCGGATGTAGAGATTTATACGAAGGACACAAGCGGAGCAGTTCAAGCGGTTAAAAGCTATTTTACGCAATCGGGCACTGGCGCACCACGTCGCCTTATTGAGTCCAAGCTGCAAGATGTAGTCAGTGTTAAAGACTTTGGGGCTGTTGGTGATGGAACGGTTGATGATACAGCTGCTATTCAGGCTGCTGTAGATGCAACTAAAGGCACGGGTAAAACCCTATACATACCATCAGCAAATTATCTTGTAACACGACAAGGTGCGCTGTTCACTACGGCTCAAGGTACAGTGCATTATGCAGTCTTGGTTGACGACACTCTGACAATTATCAACGAAGGGACTATTAAATTTGCAGGCCATAACGCTGCAACTTCTACCTGCGCTTTTGGGTTTACTGGGGTGCTAAAAGCCAAATTTATTGGCGGTAATTTTGTAGCAACTGATGCCATAAGTGGCGCTCCCAAGCAACAGTTTGATGGCTACGGCGTGATGATGTATCAATGCGAATCAAGCCTTGTTCAGAATATTAGCACTCTTAATACTGGTGGTGGTTCCTATTTATTTGAATGTAACGGTTCCACAATTGATAACTGCTACGCAGAGAAAGAAGTAACCTCACCGACTCAATTTAGTTGCGGAGCTTTCTATTCAATCTTTGGGGGCAGGCGTAACACTATTCGCAATTGCATCACTTATGGCGGGAGCGATGACGGTGACATTGGTTGCTATGGCACAGGTCAGTACAACTCTTTGATCAATAATAGGATCTACGCATTTGAGCGGACTGATACTACTGAAACTCCAACAAGTACTGTCCGTAACGGATACTTTATTGACGCTGGCCAACAGAACGCACTGGTAAATGGCAATTTTTGCCAAGGGTATTATTTCGCTCTTGACGTTAAAACTTCAATTGCAAACTGCCTAGTAACAAACAATGTCTGTTATAAAAACAAAGTTGGTATTTCTGTCCGTCAGGGAGAAGCAACAGACATCAATCTGTCTTGCACAATCTCAGATAACCTGATTATCCCGGCAAATGGCAACGGGTTTTCTAGTCCCACCTTTGGCTATTCAGTGTTTGGTATTCTTGTTCAAGACGCCCCTCAAACTACAATTAGTAATAATCGATTTACTGTTGATTGGACTAACAACGCTAACAGCCCCGAAGAATGGGCGGGAATTGTAGTTCGTGAAGAGACCAGCTTCAACGCTTTTCAGCTTGGCTGCATATCTATTCAAGACAATACGTTTGACTATGCACAAACGATTGGAGGAAATACCACTATCAACAGAGGAATTTACATAGACATCGATACTGTCAGCTCTAATGAAAACTTCAGGATTGTTGGCAACTCATTTGCTTGCGCTAACGATCAAGACAAAAGTAGGATTATTATTGAAGGCGGTCAATCAGCCACGTTTAACGATAATCAAATTAATGGAGATGGTGATTTTGCCTTAGGCACAGATCCAAAGCCTTTTTTATCTACTGAAGATACCAAATGGCTCAGCGTTTGTGGCAACGTTTGGCAGGAGCCTAAAAGATGCGTTAATGCAACAATGAGCACGGGAGGTACCGGTAAAGGCTCAATCAGGCAAGTGATGTTTAGCAATAACATCTTAGGCGCTGGTAGTGCTGGCGCATTCAGTCAGTCTGTCGTTACCATTGATGGAGACTGCGGTGTTGTACTCAGTGGGAACATTAGGTATTTTGGAGACTTAAGCAACACACAGCAGGATAACAGAATCCTTGACTGGACGAATGCTCCAACTACTCCATACCTAACAATGATGGGTAATACGTTTAGATCAACCCCAGGTGATGCTACTAACTATTATAGAATTAATGGTGTTAGTGCTCCTACCGGGTCTCACATTCTTATTAACGACAATATCTAAACGATGATAGATTCCCGCACGTTTGAAAACTGGCAGCGAGTCAAGCAAGCCCTTGAAAAAGCTGGCAAAACCGACTGCATGTTTTACCGGCGTGCAGTCGCAATTGTTGCTGGCAGGCCGGATCCGTTAGACTCAACGCAACAAGGCTAAAATAAGCGGGAAGGAGGCGCTATGGCTGTTTCACCTGGAACCTATAATTTCACAGTACAGCGGCGCTCAGACCACAACGTCACGCTGCAGTTTAAAGATTCAGGTGGTTCTGCAATTGATCTGACGGGTTTCACCGTGCAAGCACAAGCATGGGACAAAGCCCGTACTAAAAAATACGCAGACTTCTCTGTCACTTATACAGATCGAGCTACTGGAACGGTAGCGATAGGTCTAACATCGAGTCAAACAGAAAGTTTTTCCGCTGAGGCATATTACGATGTGCTTCTAACTGATCCCAGCAGCGTCAAAGAATATTACTTGCAAGGCGTTATTTATGTTTCTGAGGGTTATACAGCATGACTAACGTTAACGTAACAACAACTAGCAACACGGTTAATGTCACCGAGGGTGATTCTTCAGTCGTCACAGTTGCCACTGCTGGACCTCAAGGGCCCCCAGGAGCTGATGGTCATGGTGGCGGCTTATCGGATATTGTCCTAGACACAACGCCACAGCTTGGCGGTGACTTGGATATGAATTTCAAGTTTATCTCCAGCGGAACGTTAGGCGTTAAAAACGCTGGCACTCAATCAGAGTTGCAGTTGTACTGCGAAGTCAGCAACGCACACTACGCAGCGATCAAAGCACCAGCCCATGCGGATTTCAGCGGCAACCTGACATTTACGATGCCGTCAAACTATGGTTCAGTTAACCAAGTATTGACAACCGATGGATCTGGCGGAACATCATGGGCTGCTGCTAGTGGTGGGATTAGCCAAGGGCAAGCAACAGCAACCGCGCTAATCTTTAGCTAAGAGGCAATCTCATGACCGCTCCAAACATCGCAGGACTGACCACGGTAACCGGCAAAAGCGTCGGTGTAGCTGTAGGAACGTCTGCGACAGACCTAGTTGCTAACGCAGCATCGAGCAACAAAGTTCTCAAGCTCAACTCAGTTGTGATTTCAAATGTTGATGGCACGAACGCTGCAACAATTGATGTGATTTTACAAAAGGCTGGATCGAATGACTTTTACCTAGCCAAAGCGATTAACGTTCCAGCTAACGCAACCTTGGTTGTGGTGTCGAAAGACACGCAATTGTATTTAGAAGAAAACGACAAGATTCAAGTGACTGCAAGTGTAGCAAGCGACTTGCAGGCCATCTGCTCCTATGAGGAGATTGCCTAGAATGTATTACAACCGCAATTTAATCACAGCGGCTGGACATAAAGTAACATCTGCAGATAGGTCAGGCATTTTTGACTTACAAGCGCAAGCTGTTTTCAAAGGTCAAAACATTTGGCCCAATCCTATTGCTGCTGATTTTGTTTACACGATTAGCAGTAGTGGTGCTGCATTTACACTAAGATCCACTGGAGCAGTTGATTACACTGTTGACTGGGGCGACGGTAACAACGAGTCGAGCACTTCTAGCACGTTATCTCACACTTATACTGCTGGTGATTACACCATTCTTGTCAATAGCGATAATACTTATAGGCCATACTTTAATAATGTTAGTGCAGATGTAGATCAGATTACTTCTGTTGCCATTAGTAGTGAAGCTGATTTAGGCACGAATCTATTATACGCTTGGTATGGCGCTAACAACATGACATCGTTTGTATGTCCATTTGATGTGACGAGCGGGGTTACGAACTTTAGCAATGCGTGGCGCGACTGTTCAAGCCTCATCAGCTTCCCCCTGATCGATACCTCTAGTGGGACGAGCTTCGTCAGCGCCTGGAACGGCTGTTCCGGGCTTAGCAGCTTCGCGCTGATCGTTACCTCTAGTGGGATCAGCTTCGCCAGCGCCTGGAACGGCTGTTCCGGGCTTAGCAGCTTCCCCCTGATCGATACCTCTAGTGGGACAAACTTCAACAACGCCTGGCAAAACTGTTCCGGGCTTAGCAGCTTCGCGCTGATCGTTACCTCTAGGGGGACGATCTTCAGCAGCGCCTGGAACGGCTGTTCCGGGCTTAGCAGCTTTCCCGCGATCGATTTCGGTAATGGGACGATCTTTTTTCGCAGCTGGTACAAGTGTTCTGGGCTTAGCAGCTTTCCCGCCAATATGTTTGACGCGACGGGAACACTTAGTACTAACGCATTCAACAACGCTTGGTTTGACTGTGCCCTTACCGCTCAATCAATTGAGAACATTCTGGTCAGTCTGGACACGAACGGGGCTTCTAACATCACACTCAACATCAACGGCGGCACTAACGCAGGAAAAACTACTTGGTCTACTGCTGCTAACACTGCCTACACCAACCTGATCAATAAGGGTTGGACGATCTCCTTTAACGCTTGATGATTATGGACAATACCTATTACGTTTGCCACGGACCTGATGCAGTTCACTACGTTGAATCTGATGAAGATTCAACAGTGACAAGCGGTCAACCAAACATCGAACAATTTGATGACGAACAAGAAGCCAAATCCCGTGCTGAAGAACTGGGCTATGAATTTACGGATGGTGGGCTTCTAAACCCAGCGTCCGAACTGAACTGAGAAGACCATTAAAATAGGATGAGAAACCAGTCGCCTCAGTAAACAGTGATCGAAATCTATGCTGCGATCCTGGGAGCATCCATTGGCATTGCGGGGATGAACATCTCTGGATTCAGTAGGCGCACCACCGAAAGCCGTGAAGCGGTTATTCGTCTCACCGCAGGCATCGAAAGCATTGCCACAAAGCTCGAAGACTTGCACCAAGATATGAAGGCCGAAAAAGTTCAAGCAAGTCTGGATCGCAGAGAAATATACGAACGCTTAAACGATCACGGAAACCGCATCACCGTTCTGGAGTACAAAAGCCCACAAAGCTAGTATTAGACAAAGCCCTCAACTTCATGAACTTCGAGGAAATCCTTAGTCACCCCGCTTTCTGGGTTGTCGTTGCTGCTGCATCTGAGCTGATCGGCATGAGCAAGCTAAAGGACAACAGTATTATCCAGTTCCTGTTCACTGCAATCCGCAGCGTTAAGCCCGGAAAAAAGGGCTGATCCCTGCCGACGGGCGGTGGTTGCTTAGGCTCTCGACGCGATCACCGCTTGAAGGATTGAAGCTCGAAATTCAACGTCGCAAATTCGAGGCAACTCTAAAGCCAAGGATTGACGCTGAGGTTGAGCTGTGGCACAAATCTCAGCCGCCAGCTATGCCACTACCCGAAATCGACGATCTACACATCAAATCGCCCTGGAATGACGAATATTAAGCCGATCACGCTTGAGCAGCTTTTCCGTTACTACAAAGCTCTCCCACATCAGGCTGCGGCGATTCAAGAGTTAGAGGCGGATCTAAGCAAAAACGGCTATGAAATCGCGATGCGTCGCGATCGGGGATGGTTCGCGGTCTGGAGCCAGTCTGGGAAACAGCGAGACTATCGGGCTGGGATTGAACTCATAAAACGATTTGAAGGTTTTCACCCTGATGCTTACCTCTGCCCTGCTGGGGTGTGGTCGATTGGGTGGGGGAACACGACAAAGGCTGATGGTTCGCCGGTAGTTCCTGGTGATCGGATCAGCCAGGAGGATGGCGATGCACTCCTCCAACAGACGATCGATGGCATTGTCTCGGCATTAGCTGGTTCAATCCCCTACTGGTCAGCAATGAAGGAGCATCAGCAATCGGCGCTGATCAGCTTTGCCTTCAACCTGGGGAGCTACTTCTACGGCCAGCAAGGCTTTGAAACGATCAGCCGTTGCCTACGAGAACGGACCTACAAGAGCGTGCCGAGTGCGCTGCCGCTCTACTGCAACCCGGGCAGCGCGTTTGAAGCTGGCCTTAAGCGCAGGCGCAAAGCTGAGGGCATGCTATGGGCCGGTGAACAAGCCGCAGCGCCAGAACCTGCAAAGATCCGGCCTGAGTCGCCATTTAGCACCCGGCTAACGCCACATATCACGCTGGGTGAATTTGCGCTCGGTCGAGAAGAGCGGCGTTTTCAGCACCAGTATCAGGTTGATATGGCCGCAGAGCTGGCGGCATTCCTTGAGCGTGTTCGCGTCAAATTTGGCGGCAAGCCGGTCATCGTCACGTCTGGCTACAGACCACCAGCGATCAATCGATCAGTCGGTGGAGCTAGCGGGTCAGAGCACTTGTATCCACCAGGAGCTGGCGCTGTGGACTTCTATGTGCAAGATACTGACATTTATGCCGTACAAGCATGGTGTGACCAAAATTGGCCATACAGTCTCGGGTATGGTGCAAACCGTGGATTCGTCCACCTCGGGATACGAAAAGGCGGTCCAAGAGTACGTTGGGACTACTGATTCACTGCGTTCATGACTGTGCTTTCTGATCTTGAGATTATTTCACTGTGCTCCAGTGGGGCGATCGAAGATTGGTCTGAAGATCTGATCAACCCGGCCTCGCTTGATGTAAGGCTGGGCAGTGGATTGATGATTGAAGTCGCAGGGCAGAAAGACCTGCTCCATGTTGACATCTCCAGCCGGACAGAAAAGAATCCTTATCGGTTGACCCCAGGCGAGTTCGTCTTAGCCGAGACTCAAGAAACTTTTAAAAAAATACCTGATCACATCTGCGCTCAGTTTGCGTTGAAATCAAGTAGGGCTAGGGAAGGATACGAAAACTTGCTTGCCGGGTGGATTGATCCAGGCTTCTGTAACAGCAAATTAACCCTCGAATTAGTAAACGCAAGGCGTCATTACGACCTTCCACTGTACCCTGGCCTGAAAATAGGGCAGATCATCTTTATGAGGATGAGCGAGGTTCCTCTAAAAAGTTACTTGAAAACGGGTCGCTATAACGGCGACGTAGGGGTCCAGGGCAGTAAAGGGTAGGTGGTCTTTTTTTTTTACTCATACCGAGACAGCCGTGAAGACGACCTAGCTTTCTTCTTTTTTAAATTCCAGTCATAAAAAAACTGGGCATCCTCTACCAAACGGTGGAGGAGCCCATTAGGCAAGCGTTCTGCGAGCAGGTTTAGCCGTTTCAACAACCGAGCTCGGAGTTCACTTGCGCTCGTCATGTGGCGACGCTGCAGGCTTCAGTAGAGGCAGATGTATCGGAAACAGTTACTGGCTCAACCAGTGCCGGCATCAGACGAATGCAATCGTCATCGACAGCAATGCGTAGCTTGTCACCAGGCTCCATCCCGAACTGCTCCACGTAGGTTTTGCCTAGTAAAACACCTCCGGTGCTATGCACCGTAATCAGATATTTCGCAGTTTTACCGGGCTTTGCACCACTTTTGAGCGTCAAGCCCTGAGCTTCCAGCAAAGCTCTCATAAACTTGGTAATAAGCACACGTTCCTTTTGTCCTACCGTCGTGCGCGAGTAGCCTGTAGCACGCGCAATATCGTAGTGATTCATATCTTTATTGGATTCCACGAAAGAAAGCAACTCTTGACCTGTCAACATTAGCTAAAAAGCAGTGCGCTCATACAACATACCACGCACTAAGCTATTTGGCATCCGCCCATGTGTAACCAAAAGACGCGTCGGCCTCAATAGGAGCTTGACGGCAAACAAGTGAACCAGCACGCTGCATAACTTCGGCTAATAACTTCATCCAATGGTCTTCTGTACCTTCTCTGACCTCAAGGACGATCTCGTCATGCACCATGGCAATGAGAAAGGCGTCGGCTGCTTCGGCCGCCTGTATGCAATCCCAGATCATAGCAATAGAAATTTTAGCAATGTCACCAGCTGTACCCTGAACTTGTGTGTTAATTCTAGTAGTATATTTGTCGTTAAAGCCTACCAAAACTCTACGTCTACCGTATTTAGTAAATACAGATGTCGTTGTTTTTGTACCTTCTTCTTGTTGCCACTCATACAACCTTGGGTATGCCAAACGAAATCCAGTAACAAGCGTCTGCGCTTCTTCTAGCGTCATGTCAATACCATACTGTGAAACAGCTTGCTTACGCAAAGTAGCGGCACCCGCCCCATACAAAAGGCCAAAATTACAAAGTTTAGCTGAGGTACGTTCTCCCTTAGTAACACTTTCAGCATCTTTACCAGTTACCAAAGCAGCGGTCTCTATATGTAAATCCCTACCTGCCCGGTAAGCATCCAACATCTTTTTTTCTCCAGACAGTTCAGCAGCTACCCGCAGCTCCTTCTGTGCGAAGTCGGCCACAACCAGTTTGTACCCCTCTCGAGCTCGGAATAGCTGTCGAAACTCCTTTTCACGAGGTACTTGCTGTAGGTTCGGCCCCGCGCAGCTGAGGCGACCAGTCTCCGCACCCATCTGCCGGTAGTTCGCATGGATACGTCCATCAGAGGCTACGGAACCAAGGAGTGTCTCTATATGTGACACACGAGTTACAGCATTTTTCCACTCGAGGTACATAGCAATTAGCTCGTACTCCGACTTTAAAAATGCGAGCAAGTTTTGATCCAAACTTGGTAAACCTTTTTTATCCGGCGGTAGTAAAATACCAGCTTGCTCAAACCTAAGCGCCATTTGTTTAGGCGAACGCGGATTGAAACCTTTGTAAAGCTTTGTCCCTAATCGAATAACTCCTGAATCTTTTGCACGGGTGTTAAAAGAATTGTCTTTGTCACGCGGTAACCATAAAGTTGGGTCATCTGGGTTCTCTTTTTTAATCGCCGCATCTAAAGATTGCAAGAATGCCAGTTTAAGTGTCTCAGCCTGCTCAGACAGCGAAGTGTACAACGTACTAGCCGCCGCGGTGTCAAACCCGAACCCGTTCCGCTGCATACTGGCAATGGGTTTGAGTGCTTTCATTTCAAGCTCAAAGACGCGCCACAACTTCCCCGGGCTCGGGGTATCAGCTTCTTTGAGTGCGGTAACCAAAGGTAGGGTCAACCGCGGGAGGCAGAGCGCGTCACGCGCGGCGTAGCGGGCCATCTCATCAGAAATATCTCCCGACCAATCAGCTTTCTGTAGCTCCTTGGACAGCGGTGTTTTGAGCACACGGTGCACAATGCTACCAAGATCGTTTTTGGCGCCTGTACCGTTATTAACGATCTTGGCAGCAATCATGGTGTCAAAAAAAGAACCACCCAGTTCAAGACCCTCTGCAGCTAAGAAGTTCAAATCAAAAGCAGCGTTCTGTAATACTTTCGGCTTAGAACTTTCCAGTAGTTCTTTAAGCTGCGCAAGACCGGGTGCAGCCCAAGGAAGGTCGCGCTTACCTTCCTCTCGCCAACCATCCAAATCCACAATCAAGGCGTAATCCTTACTCGCCACTTGCACCAAGCGCACTTGATTGACTAGTGGATCAAGGCCTGTGGTCTCTGTATCAATACCTAACGGACCCTCAACTTCACCGAGCTCGGTGAGACGCCGCTTTAGCAGAGCCACAGGTCGTCCATTACGTATAAAGTCGAAATCGACATTCTGCAGTGCTTTGATGTGGTCTAGTGTCGCTAGCGATGGCATACTGAGATAACGCAGTTTTGAGATGGACGATTTTACACGTAACTTTACTAAAGAAGCTACTTTTAGGCAAATCGATAACTGCACCAATATAGACGAGCTAAGAGCTTTAGCAAAAACGCTTTTAGCTTCTAACTTTCAAGCCCGTGACTATATAGAGCAGTTAATTCTGCCGTCACTGCACAAAGACGGCACGCTCCGCGATAGCTGGTCTTAGTCAAGCTGAGCAACAAGATCGCCGACCAGGCTAACAGGCTCATCAGTTCATCTAGTTAAAAGGTCGGTGGACTGCTCCCGACCTCGGGGTGTAGCGAGCCCAGGACGCAGAGGGGAGCCTCTTTGTACTGGGCGACCGGAGCTTGACCGAAAAATCGGAAGTTGGTGTTTCGGGGCCGGTAAGCGGGGGGTTAGAGAGTCAAATGCAAGGGGAGCTAGGCGCCCCAGCACT